GCCGATGGCTTCAAGGCAGTTGTAGATGATGAGATTGTTGCGTGTGATTCCGAGGCCGTTCTGCGTGATGCTGTTGGTGTCGGTGTACTCTATGTTTGCAAGCCGTCCGATTCCATCGACAGCCTTGAGTCGCATGAAATAAGGCTCTGAGGCATCTTCGAGAGTGACCAAGTCCTGCATGACCCACCCAGCCCAATAGAGGCTGTAGTCATCTCCTCCGAGTGCTTCGATAGCGTCTTGGACGCAATCCATTCCCTCAAGAGTTCCGCCATCAGCCTCAACTCTTTCACGATAGGCTTGACTAGGTGGAGGTACGCTGTTCGCCTTTAGGATGACAACGCGGAAGCGACTCTCTTGGAATGTCTTGAGGGCATCAAAGTAGTTGAGCACTTGACCTGTACGCAGAGCCACGCCGACCTCTACCTCAGAGCTGATGATAGGGCTGATGATGTCATCCGTCTCGCCCGAATAGTTGAGCGTGAAACCATCGGCATCACACTCGAACTGATGAGCGCCTCCGAGCCATTCGGAGTCATGCAGTTCTATCTTGTACTGAGTGCCTTGGTCTGATAGAAATTCCGAGTAGAGTCTGATTGCCATAATTAGAAGCCGCGATAGCGTGAACGAGTACGAGAAGCTCTCTCTTGGGAGAGTAGAATATCTTGACCTTGAATGCGGCCTGTGACATTGATATTGCCACCGCCCATGAAGGAGTTCAGTCTATCGAGAGGAATGACAGCCTCTGGGCCTCCGCCCTCGCCGACCATCGCAAGCGTGGGGCCTGTGACGATGCCGCCTTCTGCCATCATTGGGATGCCCATCATGCTCTTGAAGATGCCAGTAAACAAATCGCCGCCCTTGAGTAATTGACCGCCCGATGTGAGTGCAAAACCACCACCTCCTGTGACAGCCGTGATTGCAATAGCAAGGACAGCGGCAGCGGCGGCAGTCGCAAGCATACGCTGTGCCATTGCCTTGAGCATCTTGCCAAATGCCTCAAAGAAATTGTCTCCATTCACTAGGGCCGCCTCAAAGGTCTGCTGTAGCATTTGACCGAAGCCATTCATGAAGTGGCGAATGTAGTCGAATGTGTTGAGTGCTGTCTTCTGCAATGGAACAAAGACCTCCTCTGTATCATCAACCACGGCTTGCATTCCCTGCATTGCTCGCTGTGCATTCTCAAGGCCCGCGATGAATGACTCCTCTGTTGTGAAGGCTACATTCTGCAAGACCCTTCCATGCTCTCTGAACAAGTCATTGAGTTCAACGACCTCGGGCTTGATGTTCTTCAAGACCTCGAGATAGTCTCTGTTGGCCTTTGTGAAATGGTCTTTGTACTTGGCGGTTAACTTGTCCAACTCCTCGCCCTCTTGGTAAGAGACACCGAGATAGGCGAGCTTTTGCTTGATGAGTTCCGCTTGCGCCTCGTCTTGCTTTTTGATTGCCTCCTCTTGATTCAAGTGAGACATGATGGCAGCCATGTTCGCCTGGACGAGTTCGTACTGAGCCTGCGTGAGGTGGTTGTTCTTGAGTCTGCTCTCTTCGAGAGTGGTGAGCCCCAACTGATAGGCGGCGTTGAGATACTCTTGGTTTGTGATTACAGCCCTTTGAGTCCGAGCCTGTATGCGCTCTGATTCAATTTGCTCTTGGCTCTTGGCAAATATCTTGGTGATCTTGTCTAGTACGCCACCCAATAGAATTGACGCGGGCTTGAGGACTACATTCAGTCTCTGACCAATAGCGGTCTTTAGATTGTCCATTGAAGCACCGAGCTGTGCGCTTGCATCTGCTGTAGATACAAAGGCACCGCCCGCCTTCTTCATCTCCTCTTGGGCAATGTCAGCGACCACCTTTGTGATGTCACCGATGCTCTGCGCCTCGATTGCAGCGCCACCGAATGATTCCTTGAGTCGCGTGGTTGAGATGCCCAAGTTGTCCAGAATCATGGGTGACTTCCGACCCAGACCCGTGACGATAGAGTTCACGAGATAGTCAACTTCTTGACCTGTCTCTTGTGCTCGGCGTGATGCGAACTCCAAGAGGGTGCCCATCTGCTCCATCGGGATGCCGAACTGCTCTGCCTTCACGGCGGCAGTCATGAGCTCAAGGTCGTTGGTTGTGCCTCGAGTTGCCTGTCTCAGTTCATTAAGTAGGTTCGGGTCTGCAAAGCGGCGGAAGGCGTTCTCAACACCCTCCATCTTCCCTGCGAGCTCAGAGGCTTCTTTTCCAAAAGCAACGACCTTGTCTACAATGAAAGCGGCACCGATGGCTGCACCAACGGCACCGAAGCCCTTGGACATTCCCTTGACACTCTTGTCAATGTTCTTAACGGCAGATCGGAACTGCTTGAGGTCTGCTCCGAATCTTACATTGATGTCACTTAATGATGCCACGGCTCTTTGCTTCGTTTAGGATTTGTAGGAATGTCGGCTTCTCTTTTGTTGCTACCTTCTTGATTTGCTCCCAAGGGAAGGTGGCTAAGTCCTTGGGCTTGATTTGTTTCTTCAGATGAGGATTGATGACAATAGCCGCCAACCATCTAGTCTGCTCCCACGATTGCTGCAACTCCCGCTCGATGGCCTTGTGGTGACCTTTGACTTTGTTGGCAAAGACACGAGGGGTGTAGTTCATGAACTCCTCCCATGTCATCGCCATCTCGCCGAGCGCGAGCTGCTCAATCTCATCCCAGCCCAGAGGTGCGCTCTCTACTTCTGGGCCGTCATCTTTCCCGCATCCGAAAAGGATCGGGCAAAAGCCTCCATGCACTTGTTGAGTGCCTCTTGGTCTTGGTCAAGTAAGTCGGCAACATCATCCATTGACATGGTGAAGTCTACCTTCTCTACCCGAGCGCCATCCTTGAGGCCCGCATACATCAGACAGATGGCTTGCTCTAGTGTGATACCATCGCCTAGCTTTCCAATGTCTTGGAATGATATGCCTGTCTCTGCCGTGAAAATTCTCAAGGCATTGAAGCCATACTTGACGGGGTATGTCTTTTCTGCGATTTCGATGTGCTCCTGCATCTCTTTCTGATTTGTGAGATTCGGAGGAGGGCAAAGCCCTCCCCCTTCACTCGGTTATTGCTTAGGCATTAGTCGCTTCGGTCAGCGTAGAGCTGCCCTCGAAGGATGCCGAAAATGTAACATTGTCTTCAACGCCTGCGTCTTGGCTCAATGAAGTAAGGTAGGCTGTGCCGCTGTAGACTTTCTCGTCGGTAGCAGCGCTTCCAAACTTCACGGTCAAGGCCGTGCGTCCATTCAAATATCCATACAAGTCAGAGGCTGTCTCCTTGCCGCTGATGTTGTAACACACCAAGCCATCACAATTCAAAGACCAGCTCTTCTGTCCCTCCAACAATTCTCTCCAACCCGAGGAGTCCTTTGTTGAGGTGTCACGGGTGTCCATCGTTACGCTCAAGCCTGCGCTTGTAGCCTTTCCGATGACCGTGTAGGTCGTACCTCCGTCCGTGCTGATAGACACGAGGACATCGGTTGCATTCATCACAGATGTAGATGCTGCCATTATTTCTCTTCTTTATTAGGTTGATTCTTGACAGCCACAAAGCCATTTGCTTTGAGCTGTTCGGCTATATGAACAGGTACAAGAACAAGAGAGCCCGCCAAAATGGTATGCTCCTTCTTCAGTTCCCAATCTTTTGCCAACTTCACTTGCTTCATTGTCTTACGATTCTGAAAGTTAAGTCCACCTGTACACCATAAAACTCATCACTATCTGAATAGACATCTCTGAGATTGTCAAATGCACAACTCTGGACATTTACACCAGCCACGGTGTCGCTCATTCTTGGGAAGGCAGAGCGCACGCCTTCGACAGCATCTTGGCAGACGCTGTAGGTTGTAGCCACCAAGGTCAGTCTCACAGAGACCTCATCAAGGTGGCTGTCCGCATCTTTCGTGGAGCTTGGATTGACACGGAATATCTCGTACACCGCAAAAGGTGCAGAGGCTCCTTGAGCCGCAAGGAATGGGTAGACCTTGCCGCTGAAGATGCCATTGAGAGTTGCATCGCTGTCAAACTTGCTCTTGATTACTTTGCCAATCATCGCGCCTTCATTTTTGCAATGTACTTGTTTAGTTCTTGGATGAGATTCATCTTGAACTCTGATGCGCTTCTAGCGTATGCTTTCGCCTTTGCTCTATCTGCAAAGCCTTTGTTTTCTCCCGTGTACGATCCATTGAGAAGATACCCATAGTTAAGGAAGTGGGCGTACCATCCTCCAACATTCGGGTCTCCCCATTTCTTGCCCTTAACACGAGGGCCAACAATGGTGATGACGCGGTCTTTGTTCTTGCTCTTGAAGAACATCACCCCAATAGATTCGCGAAGTTGTCCTGGCGTGATAGTGGCATAGGGTTTGCCTCCGCGATAAACAATAAACTCATCACCCTTGAAGTCTTGAATTTCACCCTTCATGGCTTCTGCCATAGGTTTAGCTGCCTTCTTTCCAGCACTTCTGAGTGCCTTCAGTCGAACGCTCTCCTCTACCTTTCGGATGCGCTTGAGGGTCTCTTCGAGCCCTTCCACCTTTATGCTCATATTCTTTGCCATCAGTCAACGAGTCTAGTCACAAGGTGCATGAAGCGTTTGCGCTCAATAGGGAGCACAGCCTCAATCTCAAAAATATCACCATCCCAAGAGATTTGCATCTTCTCATTGATGGCGCTGTTGTATCGGATGCCAAACTCAACACGCTTGACAGCCTCAAGGCGATTGCTTTCTTCGCCCTCTTTTCCGCTCATGTACTCGACCTTTGCCCACACTTGAGTGATGACACCAGGAAGCGAGTCGATGGCATCCACAACGCATGCGGTGCCTTCAGTCGTTCCCCCATCCTCTGTGACTCTTTCCCCAAATTCATTGACAAAGGCATCCTGCCCCATCGTGCGAACACTCTGACCGAATAAGTCGGTCTGGGTGTAGGCTTCAAGGATAGTGATGCGGCGATCCAACTCGCCGAGGTCTTTGATAGGGAATAGGCTCATGCGAATGTCCAGACTCGGTAGGGGTTCATCAAGTATTCAGCAGCGGTGGGCAACTGCTTGATGCTGTCCTGCCGCTTCTCGTACATCTCGCCAATCATCAAAAGCATTGCTTGGCGGATGGGTGCGGGTACATCCGAAGAGGATGAATAGCCACACACATAGCGCACGACCACGGCGTTGACCGTGTCCTTTGTAGCGCTCCAACCATTCTCGCTCAAAACTCGAGCGGGTTCACTCACAAGGTCAGTCCGATAGTTCTCAGAGGCTACCGTCTGCTCATCGCCAAGAGAATCAACATACTTGACGCTAGTGATGCTCTGAATAGGGCCTCGGCTCAAGTAGATGATGTCCTTGTCTTTTGGGTTTCGGTAGTCTGGGAATCCATCAAAGAACTCCTCGATAGTCGTAGTCATCAAGATGCGCCGCGTGTAGGCTTCAGCCATAGCACGAGCCGCTGAGATGAGTACACCAATCAAGGTGTCCTCGTCTGAGGAATCAACACGCAAGAAGCTCTTGACCTCTGCGGTAGTTAGTGGCTCGCTCGTGGCGGCTGTGATGACTGATACGCTCATCGGGTTTCTTTCTTGGCTTTAGAGCTTGATGTTTTCTTTGTCGCGTTAGCAGGTGCGGCGATAGGCTCGGCGAATCCTGCTGCGATCCATTGTGCTGCCTCATCAGAGGACAACTCCGCCTCACTACCTGCGTAGTGGGCGAAGCCGTCTCCGACGATGGTCTCTTTGAAGATGACCTTCATAGTTCCTAAATCAATTAGGCTTGTACCAAGTACTTGATAGCGTTGGCTTGGAGGATGTTAGAGTCAACACGCTTGTAAGCGATGTAACCAACAACCAAGGCATCAGCGTAGCGCTCGTCAAGGCGCAAGAACTGAAGACCTCCAGCAACACGCACAACGAACTTGCTCCAATCACCGAACAAGATGGTCTTCTTGGCGGTAGCGATTGCTTCCATGTCGTTGTTGATGTGGATGGGCTTGCCATACAACATGTCATTCTCGCCTGGGTTCATAGCAGGAACGAAGATGGGGAAGTCGTTAGCAGAGCCCAAGCCCAACTTGCGCACAGCAGCAAGGGTGCTGTCCTTCATCATGAAGCCAGCGTTTGCAGAGTTGCGGTAAGAGGGGTCAACGGCGTACATCAAGTCAAGGATTTCAGCAGCGGTGATTGCAGTTGCAGAAGCGGCAGTCTTACCAGCAGCGGCACCTGTTACAACACCCTTAGGCTGAGAAGAGCCTGTACCTGTAGTGAAGGCAGCGTTTGTACCGCGAGCGATACGACCACCCAAAGCGTCAACCAAGAAAGCGTCCAAGTTGAAAGCACCATCTTGCAAAAGTTGGCGAGATACCTTAACGATTCCAGAAGAATAGTTGTAGGCGTTCAAGTCAACAGCAGAGAAGGTCATGTCAGACACAGCAGGAGCAGTAGCCTCGCTCAACAAAGCACCAGACACGGAAGTGTCATCAACCGTTGGGTAGGGCAACAAAGCACCGCTGTTGGTGTTGATTACTTGAGAAACTTGCTCAACTACACCTGTGAACTTGGAAGCGACATCAAGGATGTTGCTGAAGTCTTCGGGTACCAAGTAACCACCGAGGCTGTCGGTGCCTACGATTTGCGTGTCAGTTCCACGAGTCTCAAGAGCGTAACGCTCCTCAGCATTCAAAGAACCCAAT